GGCCGTAGCTATCGCCATGAAAAAGGCCGGCCTCAGCAGGAAGATCCGGAGGGCGCATGGCTAGCGAGCTGCCAGTTTGCCAGATGTGCAGCGTAGCCGGCATCGAGATCAACGGCAAGATCGTCTGTAGCTGCTGCGGGTGTATTTTACAGAACTGCTGCGGGGATTAAAGCTTGCCCAAGGCCGAAGAACTCTACGAGCAGCTCAAGTTCGACGATAAGACGGCTAGACGCATCGCCGACGAGCTCGTAAGCGCCGTCCGCCGCGCCGACACCGACCGCACCGAGCTAAAAGAAAAGTGGCACCGGGCGCTCGCTCTTTATGAAGGCAAGCGGCCGGAGAAGAACTTCCCCTGGCCGGGCGCCGCCAACGTTCACGTTCCGCTCGTAAGCTCCCACGTCAGCGCCATCCACGCACGCTTCATGACGACCTTCTTCACGCCCGAACCTTTCTGGAAGGTTCGCAGCAAAAACCCCGAGCTGCAGGACTTCGCGGACGCTGCCACCGAGTATTTAGATTGGAGCCGCCAGAACGAGTTCCCTTGGTACGAGGTCATCCGCGACTGGTCACTGGACGTCGTCAAGCTCGGCACCGGCGTTCTCAAAATAACCTGGAAGCGCCGCCGCGGCCCGATGGTCCGCTACGACGAAAAGTACAACGTTACGCGCGACGACGCCCTTCTTGATGACCGCCCCAACGTGGAAGCGGTCGAGCCGGAGGATTTCATCTGGCCGGCCGGCTTCGCCGATGTCCAAGAAGCCCCATGGGTCTGCCACGTCCTCCACTACACGCCGGGCGAGATCCGCCGCCTTGCCAAGGAAGGCTTCTTCCCGAACGCCGACGCCGTCAACCGGGTTGTGCCGCTTTCTACAACCCAGGACGACTCGCGGCTCGAAATAGCCAAGCAGGATTTCGAAGGGATTCGACCCAGCAACCGCGAGATTATAGACATATACGAAATCTGGGCGCGCGACGTTTACGAAGGTGTCGACGGCGACGTCCAGTTCTTCATCGAACCCAGCACCGGTACCATTTTGCGTGCCAACCCGAACCCCTATTTCCACCAGAAGCGTCCGTTCGTGGTTGGGCGCCTTGAGGTTCGCAGCCACCGCCTGCCAGGACTCGGTGTTTCCGACCAGATCGGCGACCTCAACGACGAGATCAACACGGTCCACAACCAGACCATAAACGCTACCACCGCCAGCATCGTGCAAATGTACGGCGTCCGGGCCGGCTCACCGGCCGAAGCCGCCCTCCAGCGCATTTGGCCCAGCAAGGTCATTCCATTCAGCACGAAAGACGATGTATCGGAGATCGGCTTGGGGCCGCTCAAGGTCAACAGCCTCCAGCTTGAGGAGTACGCTAGGACCTACGCCGAGCGACGCACCGGCATCAGCGACTTCAGCCTGGGTCGCGAACCCACACCCTCAAGACGCGGCACAGCGACCGGCACCCTTGCCATCATCCAGGAGGGCAACCGCAAGTTCGACCACCAGATTAGAGACCTGCGCGGCGCCCTCAGCGAGGCCGGCACCATGCTGTTGGAGCTGCTCCAGCAGATGAACCCCAGGGGAATCCACCGCGAGGTTCTGGGGCCGGACGGGACCAACTTCATCACGCTGCGACTCTTATTTCCGCAAGAGCCCATTCGCAAGGCCGTCCATGTTGAGGTTATCGCTGGAACCGCCGCCGTCAACCGGCAGGTCCAGCGCCAGGATGCCCTGACCCTGTTCCAGATCGTTATGAGCTTTTACACGCAGGTGTTTCAGCTTGCTCAACTTCTAGCGCAGCCAGGGTTGCCACCCCCGCTTATTGAGCTCGCCATCCAACTGGGCCGAGGCGGTCGCGCTCTCATGAGCGAGATCCTGCAGACGTTCGAGAACCGCCGGAAGGACGAGCTTCTGCCCGATCTCGAGGAGGTATTTGCCAATGTCGGTGCTTTCGGCGCAGCTCAAAGCGCTGCGCTCCAATCCGGAGTTCAAGGTTTTCCTGGATCTTTGCAAACACCAGGCCCACCTGGCGGTGGCGGCGGAGCTCAGCGCCCCCCTCAACAAGCCGGCCCAGGAGGCCCTGGCGGTCCTGGCCTTCCTGCGGGGACAGCGGCTGGCCTGGGAACAGGTCCAGCGATTGGCTGATGACACTATTCGATATGAGGACGAGGCAGATACAAAACCGGCCGTCGCGACTTGACAAAATCGCGGATTCTGCTATAATCCTGTACTGTGAGTGACGAGAGCACCCCTCCCAAGACCCCTGACCCGGTTGCTGAGCTCCGCGAGCAGCTCGAGAAGGTCCGAGCCGAAACAGAGTCCGAGCGCAGCCACCTCAAGGAGAAGCTCGGCGAGTTCACCGGCCAGCTTCAGGTCTTGAGTGCAGCCGCCTCCGAGCCGCTGCAGCCGCCGGCGGAGCAGCCGACGCCACCCGATATCATAACGGAGACCGACAAGGCTCTGGATTTCCACTTCCAGAAGCGCACCCGGCCGCTCATTCAGCAGCAGCTCCAGCGCGAAGCGGCTCGCGAGCGCGAGCTCTTAAGCGTCAAGCGCGAGGCCGACTGGAAGAAATTCGGCCCCCAGGTCGATCAGCTCATCGCCCAGAACCGCATCCCCGTTGAAACGCTTTCAACGCCCGGCGCCTACGACCAGCTTTTGGACCTTGTCAAGGCGAAAAACATCGACGCCATCGTCAAGGAGAAGGTCGAAGCCGAGGTCGCTTCTTGGCGGGAAGCCCAGGCTAAGGCTGCCGGCGCCGGCCCCAACGCTGCCCAGGCTTCGCCCAGCGAGAAGCCCAAGAACCCCGAGGAGCTCCTCAGCGATGAGGAGCGCCGGATTGCCCAGAAGCTCGGCGTCGACCCCAAGAAGTACGCAGAAACCGCCGCCAAGGTCGTTTTCGATGGCGTCCGATACCGCGGCGAAGTGGCTCACTGATGAGTGACTTTGACGACGCAATGCGAGTCCCCGATAGTTGCAAGAACAAGAACTATCGCTACTGCTGGGTGACTGACGAGCCCAAGATGCAGACCATCGCCAAGATGCGCGGCTACGAGGCCATCCTGGCAAGCGGCCCCGACGGCGCAGGGTTCAAGGGCGACCCCCGCGTTGCGGCCGATGGCCGCATCCGCGTCGGCGACGCCGTTCTTATGCGCTGCCCCGAACCCCTGGTCCGCGAGCGCGAGGAGCGGCGCAAGCGCAAGAATCGCGGCATCATCAACGAAATCAAGGAGGAGTATCACGCGCAGGTGACCGGCCTCGGTATCCGGTCTTTCGAGGAGACTACTAAGTGACTACCGTTACATCAAGCCAAGCAAAACTTCTCGATCCCGGACTTCGCGATATCTACAACGACGAGGCCGCGATGTTCCCGGACGAATATCCAGCTCACGTTAACGTGAGCACGATGGATGAGCCGTTCTACACGGACTACAAAATGGCCTTCTTCGGCCTGGTTCCCAAGAAGCCCGAAGGCCAGTCCATCACCTACGACGACCCCATCGCGGGCACCACGAAGCGATACGATCCGACGGCCTATGGCCTTGGGTTCCGCGTCACCAAGGAAATGCTCCGGGACGACCGCTACAGCCAGATCAAGCGCGCTACCAAGCACCTGGCACGCTCAGTGAAGCAAAGCATAAACGTGCTCGGCGCGTCCGCCTACAATAACGCCTTTGACACCGCGTTCATCGGGTACAACGCCGGCGAGTCCCTCTGCTCGACGTCTCATGCGCTTCTGGGCGGGGGCACCTACGCAAACCGCCCCACCACAGATGCCGCACTTAGCGTGGCAGCTCTGCAGGCCGCCTCAATCAGGATGGAGAAAACGGTTTCGGAGCGCGGCTTCAACACGCCCATTAAGCCGATGAAGCTCGTCATCCCGGTTGACCTCAAGTACGTAGCGACAGAGATCTTAAAGACGCCGGAGCTTCCCTACACCACCGACAACACCATCAACGCCCTCAAGGGCGAGTTCGGCTTCACGGTCTGGCACTTCCTCACCTCGACTACAGCCTGGTTCCTCGTGGCCAGCTCCCACGAGATCAACGCCTTCTGGCGCGACAAACCAGAGTTCAGCTCCGGTGACGACTTTGACACCGGCGACTCGAAGCACAAGGTCTACTTCCGCTTCGCCGAGAGCCAGTTCAGCGATTGGCGCGGAATCGACGGCACAGATGGGGTTCCCTAAACCTCTGACCAACCAGCTAAAGCTGGGACATAAGGAGAGCAAGTAAATGGCAACAATCGCACTGGGCAACCTCAGCTACGTTGGCAACACCAACGGCGTTGCTACCCAGGTTCTAACCACCGCCAAGGAGGCCAACTCCCAGACCTTCAAGAAGGGCCAGTTTGTCACCTTCGACGGCGCCGGGGCCATCAAGGCTCTAGATGCCGGCGCCTTCGTTACCGCCGGCACCGACGACTCCATCGACATCAGCGACCACGTTTCCGTGACCGCCGCCACCACCGAGGAGAAGATCCTTGGGCTGGCGCTGAAGGATGCCACCAACGTAACCTCCGGTAACATCGTCATACCGGTCCAGCTGCTCCGAGCCGGCGACATCCTGGAGGGAAACCTGGTGACCGGCGTCGATGGAACCTCGCTCGGCACCATTGCCCTGGCCGCCAACCAACTCGGCGACCCGGTCAGCTGCGTCCAAGCCGACACCACCGACGCCTACCACTTCTCGACCACCGTTGCCGAGGAGTTCGGGAGAATCCTGCGGATTCCCGACGGCGCAGGCCGCGGAGTCATCGGAGACCTCAACGCCCGGGTCCACGTCACGGTCCGCGGCGACATCTGGTTCCTCGGGTAAGGGGGGCTACCGATGGCTTATGGAGATCGACAGCTCTCCAGGACGAGCTTTCGCGGTCCGTTATCCGGCTCGTACGTAACCGTTCGGGGCGAATCCAAGGCACTGGCCGCCTCTACCACCGACGATAGAATCGGCGCCTGGGTCGCCCCGTTCGCCTGCCGCGTCATGGAGATCACCTTCTCAACGCGCTCAGCGACCGCCTCCGCCGGCCTGGCTTCCTTCAGGGCCAAGAAGGCGGCCGTCGTAGCAACTGGCGGCACCAACCTTTTGTCGGCCGATGGCACTACGCTGGCGCGGGACGCCGACTTCACGGCCACCCCAACCAGTTCCCCCAGCCTCTCGACGACTGCCGGCGTCCGGAATCTGGCTAAGGGTGACACCGTCATCTT